TAAAGCTTGAGACATACCTGTGCCAATGACGATGGCAGTAAACACTATGCACTGTATTGGGAAACACAATGCAGAGCCCATTGGCGCGAACTTCTCCTGTTTTAATTGGAAAAGTGACTTGAACCGCACCTCTGGCGAACGACTGGAGTAAAGGTCGTAAAGCAAGGGGAAGGGGAAAATGCCTTTAACCAATCTCCATGACACTAGATCAGACGCACTCGACAAATCAATTGTATCGATCAGTCGACGGAGACTACCCTCGCGGGCAGCCCGTTGATTATACGTCTGATCCTGCAGATGGCAGAACATCGCCATCCGCGATATCCGGAAGAACTTGTACAGCTGGTCACGTATGCCCTGTTGGACATACATGGTGCCTGCTGGCTCCATGCAGATAGTTCGCATGGTTTTATAGTTCTTAGGGACAAATGTCAGTTCGGCGGGAATCTCAAGCGTATCGTAATAACCCTGGTAATCAGGAAACAGAGAGTAGGCCCCAGCATAAAATCGTTGGTGTCGCTTTGAGAGCGACATGGCCTCGTTCTTACTCTCAATTCCCCGTCCAACCCGCTCGGCTGTGTAGCCGGGTCCATGATGCGGGGTGAACGCACTGTAATCGGTACGGTAACCTTCGAGTAACCATGAGACAATCTGTCTCAGGTTCTTCAGAGCAACCGGACTATACTCAGTGTGTGCCAACCTGATCTCGTTCTTGTACCAGCCCTGAAATGCGGCTGCTTCCAAGGCGTCATCCTTAAAGGGCGCTGCTTTCCCGAAGGAAAGAAAGCTCAAAAGGTAACGCATCAACACGGGATCACCTTGCCGAAACCACATGAGGTAGACGCGATAGACTGGCGTCTTCTCCATGCCCTTGATGTAGGTCTTAACGAAAGACCCGTCACCAAGAGAACGCTCAGACTTCATAAGAGCGTCGGCAAGCAAAGAATAGGTTTTTATAACACCCTTAATATCCGCATGTAGAGACCGCACGAAATGTGCGACCGCACGCGGGGTTGGGGGAGCTAATGGATTATCCGATAATAGGCAAACCCAGGACAAGCTGAGTAGGCGCGCCGTGTTGTAATTAGGCGTACCATACAGAAAACCCTGGGCGTATCGAGCGTCAGTACCGTCGAGGATGACGGGAACACGCCCGATAGTGGTGGGGATGGTAACCCTCCACCGGAGCCTAGACATAACTAGAGGATCGCGGCGTCTAAGACAGGCATCACGTCCGTTGCACCAACAGCCAATGCTTCAAGCATGGCGGGGTTGGGAGCGAACGGGGTAGCTTTGCCCACAGTAATCGCGCTAACCAATAACATCAGGAAAGCAGCGACATCGTCGCGGTCTAGCATTCCATTGGAACCATCATTAAAAGCGATGGTCCCCTCCAGTGGAAAGAAACTTTCGACGCCATCACCATCGGTTTTCACACCGACGGCCCTGAGCTTAGCCGAGGTATTAGTACCAAGGCCAGCTTTGGTAGGCGGATAGTACCCCACACGCAGCGTCGTGGGCGTATTAGGCGCACTAGCCAGGTGTCGGTATATGGTGTCCTCACCACCTTGAGCATTCGGGGTCGTTACGCCCGACGCGAAGGTGGCTGGATCCAAGATCGGCGCATCGATGCGCTGAGTATCCGGTGTAGCGATGAAAGCTAAGGAATAGGTAGTAGCCATTGTGTATGCTCCTTTCAAGCAGTACGATAAGGGGCGTGCATGGTGCACGGGACTAGTTCCCCCATTGTTAGTATAAAGTGGTGGAGTTAGGTACCAAGCTTATAAAACAGCGACCCAGCAGAAAGCCAGCTGGGGATACCCGAACTACCAAGGACGGCGAGACGCGTCGGCGTAAAAACCTGCGCGGCTGGCAAGACAAAACGTACGTAATACTTGTACGAAGAGTCGTCCTCTACCTGAAAATTTGTTGGAACGATTGGCTTGTAAAGTGTAACGCTATTAGTGACATAGGCCACATCAAGCGCCATAAACTTCATCGTTTTATCGATGACGTCAAGCTTGCTCTTTACATTGAAGAACCAATCGATAAGAAAACTGAGGTGTAACGTCTCCCAATAACGAGAGAACGTTGGTAATACACCAAGTCTATCAAGAGGCATCAGCGCTGCGAGTACAGAATCCGGTGGTATACGGGCCCGCATCTTAGCTCGACCCACGACGTGGGATCCAGTGAAGTAGGGTAGCTCCCCACCAACTGTATACTGTGCCTTCCCATTTATATCCTGCCATCCAAAGAACAAATCAAAACTTTGGAGCAGCCTTTGGGCCTTGCTGGACACTTCCAGTGCTAGCTTGAGGTTGGGATTGATCATAAAAGAATAAAGCAGTGTTGCGTCAGTGCACATGTCAAGCCATAACTTAATGAACTTGACAACACCGCTCACCCCATTCTTGATCATGAAGGGGTTCGCTCCGTTCGAATAAAAGGCACTGACCATATCGAACGGACTTCCGACAAGGCTGGCAATGTCGCCAGTCTCGAGCAGAAACTCGAGGACATTCGTCTTCAGCAAACCAAATCCCGTATCGTACGCGTCTCCCTGAGCGAGAAACGGCACGGCGAGCAGGTCATTTGCTATACCAGTTGCTTCTTGACGGAAACGTACAAAGGAGGTGGATCCAGTGTCTACCTTACGGTAGCCATTTTCACCAGAAATTCCTGAGTAGGATTCCCAATCATACATAGGCTCGGTTGAACAAGCCCATGACCAAACCCCACCATACGCATTGGCATAAGGCCAATACTCAGGCGTGGGCCCGTAGAAGACTGGAGACAAATACCAAGAGGGTGGATCACCGTAGGCCCGTGCGTACTGCTTAACGCAGTGCACAGACTTGTACAGCCGCGGATAGAGGTTATCACATAGACGGTAGACCATTGCCGGGGAGGTAGGAACTACCTCCCAAACGATAGCCATCGCCACATCAATTTCCTTATACCACAGCCATTCGGTAATCCCGTCCCCAGGGGAGCCATAGGCCCCCTCAATTATGCGATATTTGATCCAGCATAACCCACCATCTCTTAACCCGTACCGAAGATTCCGTACGAGTATTGAGACATTAGGATTTACTATCACATCGCACTCATGGTTCTCGACGGCAGCTACTAGGCCATCGAGATCAGGGACGTCGTACACCGGAGTGGCACCACCAATCAACGGCGTAC